TGTAGTTTTTTTCATTTTCTGCGAAAATTTCACAACTAATGCAAAAAATTGAAAATTCCAATTTCTTTCGTTTTTTTCGTTTTTTTCGCAAATTTCCCAACTTTCGCAATAAATTGGAAATTCCAATTAATTCTACACCTCCAAATAATAATTGGAGCGGTGCAAAAAATTCAAACTTCCAAAATTCCAATTAATCTGTCATTTTGCGTAAATTGTGCAAAAAATGAGAAAAATTGTAAATTCCTAATTTCCTAAATTTGAAATAATCTATCATTTTCTGCAAAAAAGTTAAAAAATTGGAAATTCCTAAATTCCAAATAATTCTACATTTCCAAATAATTTTTCAACTATGATAAAAAATACTAATTTTCTAAATTCCTAAATTACAATTAATCTGTCATTTAGTGAAATTTGTAATATAAAATTTGCAAATTCAAACTTTGGAAATTTGTAATAAATGTTAATTTGTGGATATTAATAACTACTAACTATAATATTATAATTTATAATTTGGAGGGAACCAAACCCACAATTTAAAGTTTTTAGTTACTAAACATATTCATAATTTATTTAATTTCTTAATTCTAGCAAACCAAAACCTCAATTTAAAGTTAGAAAGATACTAAACATATTGTTAATTTGTTATATTTATTCAAATCGTTATGTGTTGTTAGTTTTTTGCGTTTAGTGTTGGAGAAATTGGAAGTTTAGAAAGAAAAGTTTATATACCAGAAGAAAGCATTTAGTATTGTTAGTGGGCATTATCTTTCTTCTTATTATTATTTTTTTATATATATTATTATTAACATTTAAATTAGATAATTATATAATTATGAAGTTATATAATTATATAATTAGCTAACTACTAATTAGTAGTTTATAATATAATAATTATAGTTTTGTAGTTCAAGTGTAAAATATAGTTTCTTTTTTTCTTTCAATTCAATAGAAGATTCTGTATACAGTTTGGATTTATATCAGTATTTTATGGTAAAAATTGTAAGGAGATTTAATAATTTAGAGAATATGGAAACTATCTAGTTATTCAATATAATAATTATATAGTTATGTAGTTAGTAGTTTATAATTAATAAATTATAGTCAAACCTAAAATAGGTTTTTTTAGGATTTTTCACCGTTAGGAAACAATTTATGTTTGGTGTTATGAGAGAAATTGGAGAGACAGAATTTACACGTTCTCTATAGAGAGAGGTGGCGATAAGAGTTAAGGAGATAGAGAATGTTTTATATTCGTCATATAATATATGATGATTTGTAGATGATAAAAAATGACAAGAGTACATAAATTAACTGCTGAGCAGAAAAAAATTTTAGAAAGAATGCATAATAGAATAGATTATATTATCAAAGCTTACAAGGAGTATTTGAATGCGTTAGCTGAATTTGATAGAACTGGTGTATTAAAAATTCATGGGAAAGTCATTTATGAAAGAAAATATAATGATCATCAAAAATAACATAATTATAAGTCGAAAAATGAAGACATGAAAAGGTAGAGAAAGATTTAAATATGAGTTTTTACATATATGATATTGTGAATAAAAGATGATGAGCATAAAAACAAAAATAAGTAAAAAACAAGCGAAAGAATTAGTTTCGCAGTTTTTGCAAAATTCAAATTATATTTCGTATAAAAGTTCAACTAACTTTTATTATTCATTTACTGATAAAAAAGCTTCAGTCGATATAAAGATTTATGAATTTGATAAGAAATATTTTTTAGAAATTATCACATTAAGTTAGTTTTTTAATTTTTTATTTCTATTTCTTATTTTTCTCATAATTTGTTATTTTTTATTTTCTGCAATTATGTTAAATTTTTTTCAAGTTTGAGATAATATTACTAAATATAGAGAAATTGTGTGTTGTATAGTCTAATGATAAAAATAACGTAAGATATAAAGGTAAAAGTATAAAGAAAACTTTAAATATGAGAATGAAGATATGTATATTGGTGAAAAGAAAAATGAACACACAAAAAGATACACAAAAAGAAGTTGAGCAAAAGATAGGCGAAATTTTATATAGGGCAAGACAAGAAGGAGAAGCTTTTTTAGTTACTTTAACATCTGAGCAATTAAAGAAGTCTGGTTTTGAAGAGGATAATGATTTCTTTAATTTTAGCAATGTAGACATTTATATAATTTATGACGGCGAATACAAAATTAAATATATATTTGACAATGATCCTAGCAATTTTATGTATGAAAGTAAAATAGAAATTGGTGGGTTAAAGGAGTTCATAGAAGTTATTAAAAAATATCTAGAAGTTTCAGAGTAATTTTTTTCTTTTTTTGTTTCAATTTTCCCAGTTACCGTTTTTTTCTCCAAATTTCTATTTCTCCATGACTATTTTCTAAAATTTTCAAGACTATGTATAATTTTTCTCAAGATTGAGATAAAAATTCATGACTAACATTTATTGAGAGAAACATAAATATGTCATAAATATAAAAGAAAATCGATATATTATGAATATAGTTTTGAGAGAATTGAATAAAGAAAAATTTAATATAAATATCACTGCATGGTTAGATATTGATAATGATATTCAAAGTTGTTATACAAATTTTAAAGAAATTACGATAGTTACAATAATTCAAATGATTTCTGAAATTGTAGAAAAAGATGGCTGGGATTTACAATATTTTGAGAAAGATGAAGAAGAAAAATTATTTAATGCATTTATGAAAAACTCTAAAATTACAGTACGGCTAAATAAAAAGATAGATGAATTGAATTATGATTTTAAAGAAACTATTGTTGAATTTGATTTTTCAGAAAGTGAGAAAAAGAAAATTGCAGAAATATATTTGAGTAATATACTTAATGAATATCGTTATTTAAATGACTGTATTTTGGAAAATTTAGCAGACAAAGATATTAATTCGATTTCAGAAGCTTTAAGTAGTGAAGTTTATCAATTATTAAGTTCTGATGAGATAAAAGCAAAATTTAAGGAAAAGATAGAGAAAATTAATACTGAAAAAGTATAGATAAGATGTGAAAATATGGATTTAAATGCTCCATTAGATCCAATATGGCTTTTGGTTATTGTTGGAATTTTTTATGAATTATTATTTATCTTTTTCTTATTGGAATTAAGACAGATAATGAAACGAATTGAAGAAGAAGAATTAGTCAGAATGTTAAAAAAGAAATATAAAAATTAAATAAATTTTCACTAAAAATATGGCGTAAGCTACAAAGATAAAAGTTTAGAGAAAACTTTAAATATAAGTTTAGACATATGTTATATTGAGGTAAGAAGAATGAAAGAAGTAAAAGTTGGAAATTCGAGATATTATATAAGTTCAAGAGATGATGAGATAAGTGTAATACATGAGTTAGTTCAAAAAGGTTACTCCATAAGTCAAATAGCTAGTTTGTTGAATATTTCAGAAAGAAAAATTAAAAAATACTTAGAAGATTGTTGGTAAGTTATTTCTTTTTTTGATTTTTAATTTTTTCTTTTCTTTTTATTTTTATGTTTTATTATTTTTAGTTTTAAAATATCAATACAAAATTTTCGATAAATTTTGGAATTGAAAGATATGAATGTAAAAGTTTGAAGAAAATTTTATAAAGGGCAAATGACATAATGTAAAATTGGAGGTAAATATGAATTGTGTAACAATTGAACAAAAAGGCAAATATACGTACATAAAATGTAAAAAATGTGGAAATGTGCTAATTACAAATGATCCAGAATTATCGTTAGCTCCAATAAAAAATAAACAATTAATATCAATATCTAGCTGTGAGCATTTTCAAGTTATTGAAAATGAAGATACAGTCGAAATTATATCAAAACAAAGTTAATTTTTTTCTTTTTTAGTTTTAACTTTCTATTTTCTATTTTTATGTTCCATTTTTCTCAAGTTTGATATATTATTTCTAAACTGGAGGAATTAAAAAAGCGTAGGATAGAAACGTAAAACTGTAGAGAAAACTTTATATATAAGTTTTTGCATATTAGATATTAGTGATAACATGAGTCAAAAAGTTAGGTTAGGCAGAAAAGAAAAAGCAGTTTTAGATTTTTTAAAAGAACATGCAGAAGGCGTTTGGAAGACCGATTTAATTAATCATTTTAGCTGGGCTAGTCGTTATGATAATGTTATGAACAAAAGGTTACAACAAATGCAGAAAAAAGGTCTAATAATCATAAAAAGTGAGATAAATCCGGAAAGCGGAAGAAGTAAGCAAAGAGTTTATTTAAAACAATAATTTTTTTCTTTAATCTTTTTCTTTTTTTTAGTTTTATTTTAATTCTCTAATTAAATCTTCTATCTCATAAATAATATCTTCTATTTTTTCAATTTTTTCTTTTTCAAATTCATGTTCTTCATAGTTCTCAATAAGTTTCATACTTTCTTCTAGTTTTTCTTTTGCATTTTGTAATTCTGTAATTGCAGATTCTAAAGCTGATATTATTTCATTGTAATCTATCATTTTTTACACCTCTTTTATTCTTTTCCAAACCTTTCCAATTGTTACACTTATATCAATTGACATTACAGAAAACCAAATTTCAAAATTTAATAGTTTATTGTTAATTTCTAAATAGCCAGCAATTTTATTTTTATTTTTTGTATAAAATATTATTCTTGGTTTTTCGTTAAAAATAAAAGCTTTATTTAGTAGATTTAAAATATCTTCTTCTCTCATATTTTCAATTTTGTTTTTTGTTTTTTCCATTTGCTCCAAAAATTTTTCACTCATGTTTTCACAATTACTGTTGTATTATATGACATATAAAAAGATTTTTATTTTTTCAGAATAAAGAGCCAAAACATTTCGCTTTAAACTCACAGGCTTTACATAGATAATTATTCGCGCCAGGTATAGTTTTATAATCTTGTAATTTCATAAATTCTTTAAATTTCTTAATCCAGTCAATTGCTTTTTGCAGATATGTTCCAATTATAGTTTTATTTATTTGGAATTGTTTAACTTCTTTATTTATTCTATTTAAATATATGATATAGACATTATCAATTTTATAGTTTTGTTGTTGTAATAAGTAATAGTAAATTGAGACTTGGTAAAGATGATATTCTTTGATATTAAAGTAATTACTTGTGATAGTTTTTAGTTCTATAAGATCATTATTGCAAATTAAGTCAATTCTGCCTGATATTTTTAATCCTTCAATTTCGCCTTTTACTTCAACTTCAGATTTACAGCCTAGTTTTTCGACAAAATAATTTTCTATTCTCTCGTGATGTTGTTCTCCTAGGTCAAGGCTAATTTCATTTACTGCTTTCTCAAACTCAAATTTTCTACTAAAATAGCTTTTTCTAAAGCAAATTCCAATTTCGCTAGGAAATATTGTATTCTCTGGATATTTCATTTTGAAGCTTTGTTTTACAAATTCTTCATAATTTGTCATTTTTAACCACCTAAATTACTAAATCTCATTAAGTTTATTATTCTATTACAAATTTCTTCATTTTGTACTTTTCCAATTTGTAAATCTATGTCTAATGCCTGTAATAGAATTTGAATATCGATACTTTGCTCTTGTCTTCTGGATTCTAAATTTTCGCAATTTACATAGTTATGAATACTATTTATCTTCTGTTGAATTAATTCAATTAATGCTTTTAAAATTGAAGGATAAAGAACTCTTGCATTTATAATTTTATCGTAAGTTTTCTTAATTGCTAATTGAATAATATGAATTCTATCTAATATTGCAGAAGTGAAAATTTCATAATTTTGTAGATAGTCTTCTAAATCTGGAGTTACTAATTTATTAATTGTATATGCATATGGATTTCCAGCGTAAATAATTGGAATACATTTTTGTATAGTTGCTGATTTTGATTCTGTTCCAGCTCCTCTTGTCCAAATACAATTTTCAATTCCAGTTGATAGAGTTGAATTTATAGTATTTAGTTCTTTTGTTGAAAAACCATCTTTCCAATTTTGAATTTCATCAAATATCAAACCGTTTGATAGAAATACAGCTCCATACATATTGTTTCGAGCATCATATACCAAATTGGCATAAGTTGGAGCTTCCGTGTAATATCTAAAATTGAAAACTTCTTGTAAAATCATGAAAGTTGTAGTTTTTCCAGTTCCTCTATTAGAAATTTCAATATAATTTATTTGTCTTTTGGTAATTGGAGATTTGAAAAGTGGGAATAGTCTTGGAAGAAAGAGAAATATATCATTTATTTCCATTTTAGTCGGGTCATATCCAAAACTTTGCAATAAAAGTGCATAAGTTGAATATTCTGAATTTGCTAATTCAAATAATTCTTTTGCAATTTCATAATTGTTGGGTGGCTCAATTGAATAAATATCATAAATACGCCAACCTTCTATACCTTTTCTAATTTTGACAAACATGTAACTTGTAATTAAATTATAGAAATTTTCAGGATTATCAGCTATAAAATGTGGATCGAAATTTGCAGTAAAACCATTTTGAAATTTTGCTATAACTTCATCATCTTTTACTTTAAACTGTATAATTTTAGAGATAAATTTCACTTCATCATTAAAAAGCAAATAAGATTGAAAATATTGTTGATCAATTCCGCGTTTGTAAGCTTTTAAAATTTCAATTTTCTTCCTTTCTTCAATTTGTTTTCCAGAGAGAATTATATTTAAAACTCTTTCTGTATCTCTTGGATTATAAAAAAAAGAATGAGATTTTATTTTTTCAAGAAGTTGATTTGAACTACTCATAAAAAAAATGATAACTTATGACGTTTTAAAATTCGTCTTCAACATTCTTTTTCTCTTTCTTTTTCTGTGTTTTTTCCTCCTTTTGGCTTGATTTTTGTTTTTCTTCTTCTTCTTCTGTGTCTATTTCTTCTTCTTGAACAGCATTATTATTCCTTGGCGTAAATTTTACATATTCGTTTAATAAGTCAGCATATTTATTTAAGAATTCTGAAATTAATCTTAAATCTTCAGCATCATTTGCGGTTATTCCAAGTTGTTTTCTAAAATTATTAGCAGAATGGATAGTCATTGAGTATCTAACTTTTCCGTCTTGTGGTATTGCATTTAACTGTACAACTATTCTTTTTAGACCTTTGATTTTTAAAATTCTACTGGCTATTTTATTATTTTCTTTAGCTTGTTTACCTAACTCATCTATTATTTCCTTCAAACTTGCCATCTTTTTCGCCTTATTAATAACTTATAATATGACATATTTATATATTTATAAAAGTACAAGCCATGATATTTAGAAGTTTAAAAAAAGATGAAAAAAATATTTAAATTAACTTAAAGAATATAGATCTTATTAATTTAGATACTTTCATATTATATTTATTTGCTAATTCTTCAAGTTTTTGATAATATAATTCATCAATTGTGAAAAAAACACGCTCATCATAAATTTCACTGATTTCAATTTCTTTAAATTCTTTTTGAGAATTTAGAATTTTATCTATTTCTTGTTTTATTGTCTCTCTTTTCTCATAAAAAAGATTTTTATACTTTGATGGTATACGTAATTCGATATACTTATTTCTTTGCTTTTTCATAATTTTAGATATTTTCAGGCATTATATAAACATGACATATACATTTAAATGTCAGGTTTTCAATTGCATATGTGAACGGTAAAAAAGTTTTTAGCTATCATTTTCTTTATGTTTACACGTATTTTATTACTATTGCTACAAATTATCACTATAATGATACGACAAAAATCTATAAAAAATTCAGACAATATATTTATAATCATGATAAAAATTCTCATATTTTTTCAGTAAAAGAATATACAACAAGATTACATGGTCTACATTATCATGTTTTAGTTTTCACGAATAAAAGGCTTGACTATTCCAGAGTTCATAAGCAAATGCCAAAACATTCAGATATAAATATTCAATTAGTTCCAAAAACAAAAAATGATATAAAAAAAGTTTTAACTTATATGTTAAAAAATCAAAAATAAATTACTTAGATTGAGGTTGTTGATTTTGTTCAGCTTTTTTCTGTGCTAATGCATTTACATCTCTTAATGTATCCATATTCAAGAGTGAATTAATTCCAAGGGTTGTAGTATCTTTAATTGATTCAACTGCTGAAATTGTAGATTTTGTCATCTGATCTACTGCAATTTGGAATGATTGATTTGCTTGCTTTTGATTGTAGAGATATACTACTTCTCCAACAACATAGCTAGCTATTAGAACTCCCATCAGTACTAAAAATCCTTCTAAAGCTGTTTGGCTTAGTGTCATTTCAATTTTATTATATGCAAATTACTTAGTAATAAAGTTTATGCAAAAAATCGAAATATATAAATATGTCATAATGTATGTTTATAAAATGAGGAAAAATGATGGAGAAAGTTAAAAAGGAAAGAACAGTTTTCGGTATAAATATAGATAAAGAATTAAAAAGAAAATTAAAAGTATATTGTGCAAATAATAATATCACGCTAACAGAAGCAATTGAAGAAGCTTTAGAAGAATATTTACAGAAAAGGGGAACTAAATGAGAGTAATAACGTTTAAAGTTGAAGAAGATCTTTTGCAAAAACTTGATAAATATGCTATGAATCACAAGCTAAACAGATCTGAAGTAATTAGGCAAGCATTAATGGAATTCTTGAGACCAAATACTACAACATATGATAGTTAAAAATAAATTAATATATCTTTTTTTATTTTTCATTTTTTTACAAATATATTTCTAGTCATTTCTTTCTTTTTAATCTTTCAATTTCTGCTTTAAGTTCATCAATTTCATCATAAATATCTGCAAAGATATCATAAATTACTACATATATAATTGCAAAAATTCCAGATGCAAAAAATGTTGATATTATAACTATTGGCATATTTTTTACAAGAATTCCTAATGACATGACTATTAAAGCTAAAGACATTAAAGCTAAAAAAATTAAGAAAACTATTATTTCACGAAATTCTCTTTCCATTTTTTCTCATTTTCATTTTTCGTTTTCTGACAAATTTATTTCTTGTTTTCTCTCTCTTTTTAATCTTTCAATTTCTAGTTCAAGTTTATTAATTCTTGTATCTAAATCATCTATCAAATCTATTATCCAAGTAAAAATTATTGCCAACAAAATTGATACAATTGCGGAATATAAAACTATATTTTGTAGATTTTTAGATAAAATTCCTTCAGAAAATATTAAAAGTATATTAAGTATTACAATTGAAAGCATTATAGAAATATATAACCTAAAAGCTAATTTGCCCATACTTTGTCATTCTTATTTTTCGTTATCTGACAAATATATAAGTTTCTATTTCAAATTATTTGGAAGATTTTTGATTAAGCTCATAATAAGCCTCAATTAACATTTTTCTAAATTCTTCTAAATCTTCTTTACTTTCAATTATCAAAAATTTTTCTCCATCTTTTTCTTCAATTCTCATATATGAATATTTGTTATTAGACATTTAAAAAACTTTACTTTATCCTTAATTCTGAATTAATGTATTTCATTATTAATTTCACCGCAAAAAACTACAATATTAAACATATTTCTATTATATCTCCAATTTATTTTAATATATTGTGGATATTTAAAAGTTTTTATTATATATTTTAAAATTCCAGTTCCTTTTTTCTCATATCTTTGTTTTGTAATATTCATCCTAATTTTTATAGTTATTAAATTTTCATCTTCTAAAACTAAGTAATCGTAAACATTATCAAAGTAACGTATTTTCAACCAATCGAATAATTGAAGTGTATATTTTTTACATTCTAATTTGATGAATTCGTCCATGTTTTAATTTTCATAATTTGACAATTAAATAATTTTTTGTTACTTTACGTATAGTATAATATAGAATATGCGGAATTAGAAATTATAACAAAAATTACAACTCAGCATATATATTATATAATTTATATAGTTTTTTCTTTAAATGATGACTCAATTTCATCAACTTATATACATTATATTACATATACGACGTGAAAATTTATATTGTAGAAATTAAAATTTATAATTGACCAAAAATGGCAAAAGGAAGAACACCAAGGTCCTATAGCCAAAGGTATGCAAAATGGTCAGCTAAATTTGCATCATTTTCAAATCCTACCGTAGCATCTACAATTTTAAGTAATGTTTCGCCAGTTGCACAGCAAAATTTCCAAACTAATGTACCAAAGTTTACTAGTGTAAATGAACAAGTTTCTAGCGTATTGTCAGAATATGGAATTACTGGCCCTAACAGGGCGATTTACCAAGGTTTCGGTCTTAAGGTAGCTAGAGCTTTAAATAGGTTGGGAGGAGGGCCAGCACTTGTTAACATGATAAATGGACTAAAAGCATATTATATTTCAGCATTTAATGCTAATCCAACTGTTCTAGATGCAGTGACAAATATAATCACCGGTTCGCCAACTGGATATGTAAGCTAAAAAATTATAGAATATCTTTTAAGCTATTTTATTTTTTTAATTTTTCTTTTTCAGAACTTTAGTTCAAATTTAAAATTTAAAAAAATTTACTTTTAACTTTTTAACTTGAAATTAATCATTATCATCAATTTTTGTTTCTATATACTCATAATTTGTTTTACTTATTCTTTTACAATCACTAATTTTTACATTAGGATGATGTTTTTTCAAATGTGTAATCATAGCTTTTCTAGTTCTCGTTAAATGTTGACAAATTGGACATTCAAATAAAAAGATACCCATAGTGTTTTTTAGTGTCATGACGTTTAAAAGCTTAATATGAAAACCGTAATTTTGACTATGAATTATTCATCTATAAGAAATGTTTCAGAAGATATTGCACAAGTTTTACGAAAAAATGGTGAAATTGTTACAATTTCAACAAATCCATATTTAATTCCACAATCTGATAAATTAATAATTTTTATGCCATTTCATCCTCCATCTCTAAATCCATATTTGTATGCATTTAGAGAATTTAAAGGTAAGAAGTATTTTTATACAACTTGTGATGGTTTACCTAATACAAATATTGTAAATCAATATCTATTAGAAAATATAATATTTATACCAAATTCAAAGTTTACAGCTCAGAATTTACAAGAAGTTGGCTTAAATGTTGAATTGCCAGTTTTCCATGGTATAAATTTTGAAATTGTAGAAAAAGCTGAACAATTAGCTATTCAATTGAAACAAAAATTAGATGCTGATTTTCCAAATGTTGTAAAGTTTGGAATTGTTTCAGGTTTAACTAAAAGAAAAAATATGGATCTTATGATAAGAGTTTTTCAAGAAACAAATACTAAAATTCCAGAATTAGCCAAGAAAATCCATTTCTTTGTAATTTCTCATAAAGCATTTAAAGATTTTGAAGTTCCTGAAAATGTGCATTTTGTTAGTGAATTTGGACTAAATCCTAGAGAATATATATTTGCATTTTATTCAACTATGGATTTTGTAATTGTTCCTTCTGGAACTGAGGGCTTTGGACTTCCAGTTTTAGAAAGCATGGCTATGGGAACTCCAGTAATTCACCAATTAATGCCTCCATTTGATGAATTTACATCATGGCAATGGAATTTACTAATTAAATCATCAGAAATTGAAGAATATTACGATAAAACGCATGGGCAAAAATGGAGAATTCATAAATTTGATATTCATGACATGATAAATGCAATATTAATAGCTTCAGAACTTCAAGATAGAGATGAGAGAAGTCAAAATTTAAGAGAATTAGCAAAAAGATACGATATTAATAATTTATATGTTAGATTTTTAGAGTGACTTCAAGAGCTGATTAATCGAAAAATTTATGTATGTCATAATATATATAATTGTTGTGAGAGTATGAGAGAGATAATAATCGAATGTAAAGATTTTACAAGATTTCATGTAAAAGAAAAGAAAGGTATACAAATTAAAAATATAATACAAATGTGTCAAAGTTACAATCTAGAAGTTAAGGTGTATTAAAAAATGCCAAAATTTTATTATTGCTATTTATGTAAAACTACACTTGTTGGGAAAAAACAATTTAAAAAGCATGCACAAATACACTTTAAAAACAATAGATGTCCATATTGCAATATGAAAACTAAGAATTTGAATATTCATTTAGCATATTATCATCTAGGATATAGAAGAAAAGCAATTTTATTAAGAGATTTAGCAATTTTGTGCAAAGAAGCAAATAGTACAAATATTTTGAAAGATGAAAATCTAAAACTTGATAATTACATCAAATTCAATATACAAAGAATGATGAAAAAGTTATAATTCTTTTTTTAGTTTGTATTTTTTTCACTTCTTATTTTCTGAGTTTTTGTTTAGCAAAACTGATATATCTTTGCTAATTTCTTCAGATATATTTTTAATTATTTCTAAAGCTTCCAATATTTCATCTTCTTTAAGATCTTCATTTTCATTAATTTCGGTAATTAGACCAAGTTGTAATTCAAGTAAAATCTCAAATTTTATTAAATCTATCTTTTTTATCATTTTCTCACGTAGATAGAAATTTAAAATATGACAAATATCAAGTTTTGCCTAATCTCATTTTTATTTCTTCTATTTCTTTTTTAAGTTCATTTTGAGAAATCTTTAATTCCTCAATCTGAATTTTCAGATTTTGTAATTCTGAATTTACTATCTCTTTAACAGCATCTTTCAGAGCTTGTTTTATCTTAAGATAAAGTTGAACAATTGCGAATAATGTAGTTACAAATGTAGAAATTATAGTTAGAATTAAAGTTATTTCACTCATCTTTTATTCCCTCTAATTGATCTTCTAAATTATCTAAATTTAAATTTTCATCTTCTTTAAATTTTTGGTAAACAGAATCTACTTGTTTCGCGTAAGGCTGAGGATAAACTACGCGAAAATCTGCGATATCAATTCTACCAGTTTTAGGATCTTTAGCTATTAAAAATTGGAAATAGAAAGTAAATCCGGGGATATATAAATCTACAATTATGGGCAATTCTGAATTTTTTAAAACAATAATTGAATGTGGTAAATATTTTGATAATCCATAAATTTGACCTTGTAATTCTAATTCTCTAATTTTATCTATCGCGATTCTAACAGGGCCGAAAATATTCGCGAATTCATCTTTAACTTGCATAATTATATATTTCATAAAACAAGAATAAATAAACTCAAAGCGAATTTGCTATATACATTATATTATGTATATTAGTTTGTTGTTTAATACGTAAAGCATGAGCGAAAGATTTATATATTTCGAAAACGAATATTATCTTGGTGAAAAGAATGAGAAGTCAAAAAACACAAAACAAAAGCCAAAACAAGTTACTTTTTTGTAAATTATGTTCTTTCGTAGCTACAAGTTATGAAGAATTAGATCATCATATAAAAATGAGTCATGAAGAATCAGATGATATTTCTGAAGAATTTCAAGTAATTTTTCTAAAGAAAAAAGACTATGAAGAGTATATGCGTAAAGAATATTTAAGAATTTGTAAAGGAGGAGGATGTATTATTAGACCACAAATTGATATTGAGAATGACAAAGATGAAATAAAACATTTATACAAAGAATATTGTTCAACTTGTGAACTTAAGAAATATCTTCTAGCCGAATTAAAAGAAAACGGAAAAATGTGAATTTATTAAGTCTTTATTTTTTTATGCCCTATTTTTTTCAAATTTGTATTAATATTTCTAATTTTTAACAAACAGAAAACGAAAGATTTATATATTTCGAAAGCATATATTATAATGATGAAAGAGAATGAGGATAGGTAAAGAAGAAGAAAAAATTTTAGAATATCTTCAAAAAAATGGAGATTCAGAGTGGTTAGATAAATTGAAAAGTACTTTTTCTCATACTGTTGGATATAAAATAATTGTAAATAAAAGAATAAAGAATCTAGAGAAAAAAGGTCTAGTAAAAATTGTTTGGGAAAAGAATCCACAGACTGGAAGAAATAAAAAGAAAGTGTATTTAGTAACTTAAAATGTAAAGAGATATAGGTGAAAAAAATGAGTGTAGAAAAAGTTGAGCAGAAAATAATTGAAATAGCACATGAATTTGCTCAAAAATATGGAAAAGAAATCTTGGAATTAAGTGAAGATGAACTAATCTCATATCTAACATCATTTTTTAATTATGAAGAATGGTTGATTTTTAAACATAATGAAATAGAAATGTTAAGATTATTTTTGAAAACAGTAAAAGAAGATTTATCTAAATCTTAAGTTAATATTTTTAAAATTTTTTTCTTATCAATCTTTTTATCAGTTTTGCAAGGTATATAAAATCCTTCATGTAAATCATACGGTTCACCATACCATAATTTTTTATTCAAATTACATGGCTCAGTATTCCAACCTTTCTTCTTTTTGATTATCATATTCTCAATCTTATTATCTACTCGCCACATTTTTAAAGTTTTTATAGTAGAAAATTGGCTTATATTGTTTAGCTTTTGTCGATTTTTGAGCTAATTTTATCGAATTTTCAACTTTTGCTTGACCTTGTAATTTCTCTCCAAGTTGTTGAGCAAATTGTAAATCAGCATTTGAAATTCCATAAAATGACCATTTTGTCTTCCAATAATTCAAGAAATCAGAATATGATAATGTTCTTTTTCCAGAATTGTAACTATAATTTTGTTGATATGGATATCTAGCAATTTCTAGAATTGCTGAAGCTACCATTTTAGCATACCAAATGTTTGAATACTTCTTATTCACAATTTGTTGAACATGTAAGAATTGTTGATATGTAACTGCATAATTTTCAATTTCTGAGCTATAAGTAATATTTATCCCACCGGGACTTGGATCATAAAGATGTAATTTAAACAAACTCCCAAAAATTGAAATTACAGTTTTATCAGCAGTTAAAATTGTTATTAAATCTAATTGTGTAACATTATTAGGATTAAATTCAGGAATTAACATAGCAAAGTCAAGAGGAGTATAATCTAATATCATTCCGAAAACATCAGCAAAATTTTGTAAAATCATATTATTCTCAAGTTGAACTTTATAAGTTGGAGAATTTTCAATTTCTGGAGCTAAAATACACCTGTCTAACCATCCAACATCAAGGGCAAATCCACTATTAATTATCTCGTTTAAATTGGGAACAAATGAAACTACAAATTTAGCTAAATCTGGAAGTTGATTATAGTTTAAATTTAATGCATTTAGCAAATCACCAACTCCAGTATTTTGAATATTATTAAGTGAATAATTATCAACATTTGGAATTTGAGTATTTCCAATTCCTAAAGTTTGTAAGTTAATACTAGTATTTGTAGTTGTTAAGCTATTAAAATATTGTTCTATTTTTTCACATGCTTGATTTCTATTTATAATTGTATTAGCTGGTTGAAAGACAGAGAGATCAAAATAAGTTTCATCAAAAACGGCTGGTTGATATAAAATTGAGCAAAGATCTACATAATTATCATAAAATTGTATAAAGTTATTAACAAATTCAAGACCAGAAGTTTGACCATAAATTCCACTTTGACCTAATTGTAGAAAACTAAATGAATTTGTATTTGGATTAAATATTGAAATTGCTAAATTGTTTAATGATGAAAGTAAAGCTGAAATAATTGTAGCATATGCAATTCCATAATTAGTATTTATACCTGGAGGAATTTGAACATTTTCAAGTGGAGTTGGAAGAATTGATTCAACTCCAGCGTTAAACATTACAGAAAAAGCTGGAAATGTTTTTCTATTTAGTACTTTTTGATAAAGATGATATTTCATTTGTGCAATTGATCTTTGTCCTACTTTCCTACCCATAATTATTATATTTGTAAAAGTCAAAATAAAAACTTAATTCTAATATACAATATAATGTATATCAGTTTTACTCTTTGATCTCATCATATTCAATTCATAAAATATATATTTGTCATAATTTGAGTTACGAATGTATGCAATTACAATTTAGAATAGAAGAAGCAAAAGATAAAGAATTAATAAAATTTGTAAGAATGTTGATAGATTATTATCATTCTCAAGGAATGCCTTTGGGAGGCGGTGCTGGAAAAAATAGCAGATATTTTATGTATATTGCTAACGACAGTGAGCAAGATTTTATTGTAGCAGTAGCATGGCTCCATGACAATACACCATTTAGATATATAGCTCAAGAATACAAAATTCCAGATAATAGAAGTTATTTTATTAGAAGAGTTACAAAAACAGTTCCTGGAGATTATGACATTAATTTTCTAATTGATTTAGCTAAGAAATTGAAAAATGATGGATTTGAAGTACTTTGGACTTTAGGATTTCCAGATCATTCCAACGCTTTATACAAGAAAGCAGGATTTCAAGAAGTTGGGAAAACAAATAGAACTGGACATCCAATTTTCATTAAAAAATTATAACTTATGTTTTTTAATCTTATTTGCTATATATACTGATTCTATAATTGAAAGAAGTGTTTCAAGTTGAACATCATTATCGATAAGTACTCCAAAAAGATAACCAAAGAAAATAATTAAAGAATCCATACTTATTTTTTCATCTTTGTAGCTTTCTAAAAGATCATAAAAAGCATATTCTAGATAACTTACTTGTTTTTCTATAATTTTAAGTGAGTTTTCATCTGGATGAAAAGTTTCTTTAAAAACTTCTATTATTTTCTGTAAACCGGGATCCATATATCATCAATATAAAAATTTTTATATGACAAATTTAAACATATATATGTCATAATTTTTAAGTTTAATTTGATGAATTTTAGACAATCTGGAAAATATTATGAATATAAGACACTTAATTATCTTGAAAAACATGGCTATAAAGCTATAAGAATTCCAGTTTCTGGAACTGGAAAACAGCCAATTCCAGATATTATAGCAATTAAGGATAATACAATTTTTCCAATTGAAGTTAAATCAACTTCACAAAATTATGTTGTAATTGATAATTTTCAAATTGATAAATTGTTTAAGTTCTGTGAGATATTCAATTTTTGTAATTGTAAACCGTTAATACTAGTTCATTATAAAAAATATAAAAATGTCATAATATATAATTTGAGTCAAGATGTCAGAACAAAAGAAAAAATCAAATTTGCCTTCAGAGCTAACAGCAAAACTGTATTTAGCACTTGACGATTTAACTATGGCATTAGCTACTTGTGATAGTGAAGAAATTAGAAAGAGTGAAGTTTTTCAAAAAGCTCTAGAAGTTGTGAAAATTGTAAAAGAAATGAGAAATGCTAAAATAAAATCTGATGAAGAAGAAAAAGCCTAAATTTCAATTTTTTTCAAGTTAAAGAGATAACACATTTGGGTTATATCTTTTTATCTAAAATTTTTTTCTTTATAAATCTCGTTACGCTCTTTCTTTGCGTAAAATTACGTTAAGAAAAATAAAAATATCGAGAGATAAGAGTTTAAAAAGATTTCTTGTAAATTTACGACTTTAGTTTATATACTCATCATTACAATTTGTTACGCAGTAAGCGAAATAAAAGATCATTAGATGAATTGAAAGTACGTGTTTGATTTCAAATTTCAATTTTTCATATCATAAAAAAATCGAAAAATAAAAAAGTTTTTACTTCTTCAGTTGAAAACTTCAAAAAAAGGAAGAAGATTTTGACATAAAACAATTTTTACTTTTACAACAACATTTATAATTTTATAATATATACATGATAATAATATGAGTTTCTTATTAAATCTTGGTGACCTAGGTACATTTTTTTCAGATGAGCTAACAGCATTAGAAAATTTTGCAAATTTCTTAAGCTCTGATTTTATAAACTTTTTTAGTGCAGTAGTTAATGATATTGAAAATGTTGTAAGTTTCATAGGTCAGGCAATTAGTGATATTCCAACTTTTATGCAAAAAATTGCTAACAATTTCTTGACGATTTTGCAAAATTTTGTACAAACTGCAATTCCAGTAGTAAGTGGATTTTTAACATTTCTTGAACAACAAATTATAAATGTATTTCAAGATTTATCTTCTTTAGCTTCTACATTTATAAACGATGCATATTCATTTTTACAGGGTGTTGTAAATGCATTTGCAAATTTAATAAGTACAATAGTTCAAGATTTCTTAAATAATTTTGGTCAAAATATGAAACATATTAGTTCTGCAATTTCTCAACTTACTCAATTTTTAACTCCATTTATTGCACCAATTACAATTGGTAAATTTTTGCCAGCAATAATAGATAAATTAGCTGAAATTTTGCCAGAAGTTGAAATAGATTTAGCACCTGTTGGTCTAGGCGGAAAAATTCCAATTAACTTTGGAGAAATTGTAAAAGCGTTTGCTGAAACTGCGGTAGACTTTTTTGATGAAGTTAGACAAGAAATACAAACTACGCTTAAGGAGTTTATAAAAGAGCCATTTATTTCAGATTTTAAAATTACTGCTAGAGAAATATTTAATGAAATTGGACTTGGAGATTTGCCATTTGCAGATCCTCCATTTAGATTAATTGCAAATTGGGTCGGAGCAAGATCATTTTCCGAAATAAAAGACCATCTCAGGGAAACAATTTTATTGACCGGTTTTCCAGCATGGTTTACTGATGCTTATCTAGAATCTCCTGCAGATGATTATATACCTAAAAATCCATTATTTAGACCAGTAAATATAAGAGATGTAATTTTAGCGTCTCAATACGGTTTTCTGAATTTTGATGCAGTTTCGCAATATGCAGAAAATAATTTAATAACTCCAAAAACTGCAAAATTAATGTATCAAAATGAGACTGCTAGACTTTTGCAAAGAGCAGTTGAGGAAGGCATTCGTCAATTTATAGTCACCCCAGAAAAAGCTTATCAAGAAATAATACAAAATGTCAATTTAGCAGGCAAAGACTTATATTTAAAAGTTTTTACTTTAGAGTATAATTATTCAGTTCAAAGAATTGTCAGACAATTTTTAAGATCACTTTTGTCGAGAGCTTTAACGAATTTTGGAAGACCTTACATTGATCTAAAATTCCTAGAATCAACAGTTCAAAAATTATTTAAAGAATTAAATTATCCTGAAGAAGTTCAAAATGTTTTTAACGTTATGATTGAACAATCTCAAATTGTGTATACTAATCAATTACTTTTAACACAATTAGAACAAATTACCAGATTAGGAATATTTGATGAGAAAAAGATAAAAGCGGATTTAAAAGCTAATAACTTTAATGAACAAATAGCACTAACAATTTTGAATTATGAACTTCAATATGTACAATTACAACATATTCTAAAAGAGTTTCAGTTCAAACTACAAAATTACATTATTAGTTCAAAAGATGCAGAAAAAGAGTTAAAACATCTAGGTTTTGATTCTTCTATAATCTCTGAGATAATTTTTGAATATCAAACAGCTCCATTAACAAAATATCAAATTAGTCAAATTGAAAATTTAGCAAAGAAAGGATATTTATCAGTTGATGAAATTAAAAAACAATTAAATTCTCTTAAAGTAATTAAAGAATTTGAAGACATATTTATCAATTACACAAATCAAGAAATTCAAATATCATCAATTTTGAGTATTGCAAAAGAACAATTGAGAAACTTCTTGATAGATTTGAAAACTGTAGAAAATGAATTAAAAGCGTTAAAAATTAATGATTATTTAATAAACGAGGTAATTCAAGAAGAATACAATATAAATATTGCTAAATTACAATTATCATATATAGAAACTTTAGCTAAGAATTTATACTATGATCAAGCTCAATTAGCTGGAGAATTATCTAAAATTTTGAAAGATAAAACTGCAATAGATCTTTATACTCAAAAATTCTATTATGAATATGTATTTCCAAAAATAGTTAACTATTACGTAAGTTTAGCAAGACATGGAATAATTGGAAATATTAAAAATTTACCAAAAGAAATTGTAGATTATGAAATTAATCCAGAAATCCAAATTTTTCAACTTACAACAGAATTAGAATATATAAAGTCTTTATTAAAAGATTTACAAATAACTCCAACAAATGCTGAAAATGAGTTAATAAAATTAGGAATGCAAAAAGATATAGCTAATTTGTTTGTACAAACTTATGTACCAACATTTTATAGTTTACATACTATAATTGGAAATGTTGTGCAAGGTCAACTTTACAAAGTAGGAAAAATTCCAATTAATTTAGGAAATGCAGAACAACAATTAAGACAATTAGGAATTCCAGATAATCAAATTAAAGTTTTATTAAACCAATATGCCTCTTCATTTGGCTTAGAAATTTGGAGGAAATTCTTACCTTCACTTTCTCAAATTGAAACTGCAATAAAATATAACTTTCCAATTAGTCAATTAGTTGAATATTCATTTATACCTTCTGAATTTCTAAATCTTTACACTAATTTATATCAATATGAGCTAATTGGACAATATGTACAATCTCTAAAGACAGAATATGTAGAATTATTAGTTTATGGAGTTCAAAATATACAATTAGAAAGTTTATTAAAACAATACGGAATAAATGAAACATTATTAGGAGTTTTCAAATTATCAGCTCAAATTAGAAAAATATTAACGGCTTACCAAGAGCTTTACATCACCCCATCTAAAGCACTCACAATTAGCGAATATATTAGTAATCCTAATCAATTATTACAAAAAGTATTTAGTGAATTTCAAGTTCCTAGTGATTTACAAAATACTTATCTCGAGTATGCAAGAAATAGGAGATTAAGGACTTACGTAAACGACATAATTTCAACAATCAATTTACTATTTGAAAAGCAGAAAATTGATTTAAATACCGCACAATCATATTTGCAACAATTAAAACAATATGGTTTAACTAATGAAGAAATACAATTAATATTGTTAAACTGGCAATTGAGATCTAACTACTAAATAAATTTGTCATATTTTTTAGTTTTTACACATGAGCGTTAATTTGTGTCATTATGAGGCAGAAAATATAAGTTATAAAGATTTAGAAAATCTTCAAGGTATGATATATTATGAAATAAAATATGATGGTACACATATATGTTTAAAATATGAAAATGAACTAAAAATTAATACTAGAAAAGATATACCTCATGATAAAACATTTCAGAATTTGTTTTATCAAGTTCCAAATATTGATGAAATTATAAAATATATAAAAGAACATAACAATTATATAATACATGGGGAACTTATACATAAAAAGACATCAGCACTACAAATCCATACAAATGAAACTCCAGAATTTATAATTTATGATGTCTTTGACAAAGAGAACAACAGATATTTAAGTCCGCTTGAAGTTGATAGTGAAATTTACGAATGGTATCCAGAAATTTGTTTAGATTTAGATGATTTACTTGATATTATAACTAAAGAAAAACTTGAGGGCTTAGTAGCTAAAATCTATAATCCGAAATTTGCAAATTGTAAAGAAGGCAAAAACTTCAACTTATGCGTTTATAAATACAAACCGTATTTTTCAACTTTAGGAGTAATATTTAAGCCCGTTAGAAAAGAAATTGATGTTAGACAATTAGCGTTTCTTCTCGGCGAAATAGATAATGATTTAAAGAATAATAAAGATGAATGGTATAATAATCATCCAGATTTGCTAAGATTCTTACTAAATAATAAAGATAAAATACTTCAACTTTTGCAAAATAAAAACTTTATACTACAAGTTGAGAAAGAAACACATTTAAACATTAAGAAAATTGAAGAATACATTAAAAATTTCAAGAGATAACAATACTTAGATCAAGTCATATACATAATATTATGTATAAGTTATGTGTACTTATTTTTGTCAACTCATTAATTTTTTCATATGAGCTTACCGTACAAAGTGCGTTTTAAATTACCACTTGAATTTCTGACTTTACAAGATTGGAATAACTTTGTCAAAAATCTGTTGTTCATTAATCAATATGGCCCAGGAAAATTATTACAATATTATCAAAATGGCAATTTTCAAAATCTAAATGATGTAATTGCAAAATATCTATATGTTTCAGCTTTGAAAGTTATGGGATATAACGTTTTGCATAATTTATCAACACCACAGGCTTATACATTCGGTGAAGGAAATCAACAGCCATTTAAAACCATGTCAAATAGACCAACTGTTAGTTTTCCATATTCAATACCATTTGAATTTATACAATTTTATCCGATATCTAAATTGCCTAACTATCAATTCCCAGTTTTTCCAATTTCAAAATTACAAGTTCAATTATCACAAGTTAGTAAACAATTACAATTATTAATTCCCAAACTCATAAGTAAAATTATAACTCCTAACGGAATTGCAGGTACTCAATTTCAATTTTCTGGAACTGCAACTGTTGAAGATTTAGTAAATAATTATTTAAATCCACAATATTTACAAACTTGGAGAGAAATAATAATACAAAATTTAGGCAGTTCTGCAGTTCAAATTAATAATTCGATTTATTTAATGCCTAAAAATTGTTTAAAAATAACTGCAAGTTCTCCATCTGAAATTCAATTAACTGCACAAACTCCAACTTTGCTAAGTGAAGAAATTGAATTTGTTGGAACTACTGGAACTCCCATAACTACTTATACAATTACTATAACAAATAATCAGGCTAACCCTACTCCGTCACCGTTTCAGCAATTACTAAATTTAAATTTATCATCACTTTTATCAAGTCCTAGTCAATTTTCAAATTTAGAATTTTGCTTAGACGTTCAATGTAATACGCCTCTTTATGCATATGTTGAAAATTATAGTTCTAATTTATCAACTGTTTATATTTGGATAAATTTACCAACTTCAATACCGGCAAACGGTTCATTAACTATCTATATGTTTATCAGAAATACAAATCAATATCCTTATACTGGAATTTCCCCATTAGTTGCACAACAATTATCATTAACTGGAAATTATGATAATGGAACTAATGTATTTCCATATTATCAAAGTTTTGCAAATTTATCAGCTTTACCATCTGGTTGGGGATTAGTATATAACTCAGCTTCTAATTCTTTATTATTTCAAACATATTATTTGGAAATTACAAATGCTAATTTCAATAATGGAATAACACAAAGTTCATCACCAAATCTTGAAAATTTAGTAGTTGATTTCCTAGTTCAATTAAATTCATTTAGTGGAACTCGTAGTTCTGTTATTGGAATCGGCTTAGGTCAAGCTAATACAAGATCAACTTATTTTATTGGCGGTGGCGGTGGGGCAGTTATCGGCAATAATTCAGACGGTGTAGCTTTTGGATATGATAATGTTGGTACAACAAATATACTTTATGAATATGTTGGCACTAGTAATGTTAATAGTTTCTCAGTATCAACAAGTGCAGTACTTCTCGGTATTGGTTTAGCACCGTCTGAAACATATTTCTATTATAATTATCAAATTCAATATAGTTCAATTGATATTCCTGGAACATTTAGTTTGCCTATAACTGTAATTTTCCAATCAACACCTACAGATATGTATTTATATGCAATAAAAACAAGAAATTTACCGCCAAACGGGGTAATGCCTTCAAATTCTCAACCGCAAAAGACAATAATTCTAATTACGTGATGAAAAAATGTCTGGCCCAGTGACTGTCTCACGAATACCGCAACCATCATTTCCATGCAAAGCAGTCTATAAAATTGCTAATTTATTATCTCCAGTAACTAAATATTCATTAATTTCCTCTTCCTTATGGAACGAAATTGTTCAAGATTTATATCTAACTTATAGTGTATTCAAATATATTAACTATTTATCTCAATATCCATATCCAGAATATATACAGCCTGCAATTGATGAATTTCTAAACTTTCCTTATCAATTTACGCCTTATTCATTTACGCCTCTATTGATTGCACAAAAAGGAATTCCGTTAACCGCAGATGAATTTAATAAACTTATTGATGCAATTACAGAATTAGCGAATAAATCCAATATTAAACTAAAATCACAACTAAATCACGTTCAACGTGATCAAATTGTTAGATCTTCACAATTTTCAAATATAATTTATGCGGTAAATCAGTTACTAACTTTCAATCATAATCAGTACTTTCTACTTAGTTGTACAGGTTATGAATTTAGTAATTTATTAAGTAAGCAAAATACATTTCTGAATGTGTTAATTGAAAATTTAAAATATAGCATTACTATTCCCTCAAATACTTATATTAAAAACTTCTTAATATATCAAACTTCAGAACTTATTATTAGTTACGGTTCAATTGCAAACTTAGTAATTAAAATAAATTTTGGAGGAATATTGTTATATAATTATTCATATATAAATTCAGTAAATATAGAAACTGATAATGACGGAATGCGTTTTACTGGTCATACATCAGCTAATACAATCACTATTCAAACTGAAAATGGAGGTATTTTTTTATATGATGATTCATATGTAAACACTTTATATGTAGAAAATAATGTTGCAGGAATATATTTATATAATAATGCGATAATAGAAAATTTAATTTGTAAACAAAATTCTGGAGGAGTATATGTTTCTGGGAATGCAAAAATTATAAATAATCAATGTGCTTAACTATAATTTACAAAATACAAATTCTCTATTATCATCAGTTATAAAAGTTAGAATTGTTCCATATAATTTTTTCATTAACTCAAAGCGGTTTTCAGTCCAGTCATGAATAGCAATACAATATTGTTTATACTTTTGTAATTCTTCAATTTTCAGATTCTTTTCACAGCCTTCACAATCCATAACTAAAATGTCAGTGTCAGGATATTGATTTCCAGTCCATTCCCCATTTATCTCAACTTTATCACAAATATTAAATTCTTTACAAACTTTTTCCTTAAATCTCTTGTTTAACTCATCACTTTTTTCAAAACCAATTACTTTTTTAGCATTCTTAAGAAGAAAATACAAAGCTGAACTTCCACAATCATTTCCGATTATCGTAATTGTCTTATCTTTTACGTCTAATTTTCCATAAGCTAAATCAAATTCATGCCAATAGCAACATTCCAATTTACAAAAATAATCTTTATAATCCATAACATCACCTAATTAAGAAATTAGGAACTAATAACTTCAAATAATGCATAAACTGTACATTTTCCAGTTGCCCAGGCATAAATATTTGAAGGATTATTTACATGAATTTCTATTGAATCATTTTGTAAAATCGGGAAGTTATTATATAGATTATTGCCAATATAAACGATATAATTACTGAGATTTTGGAGAATTATTCTTACAGTTTCTATGGATGGGCCTGTGTACAAAGGTGAAGGAGTAGTAGAAACATCTAATTGTAGACCTTCTATAGTTGGTGGACTTAAGTATAAACCAAGTTTATTAATTGTATTTGTCAAACCGACAGTTGCTAAATATACATATGTCAAAGTATAAGCTAAAGAATCAGCAACAAAATAAATAGCACTTTGTAACGAAATTCCTAATCTCTTAGCTATTGAATTTATAGTTTCATAAAATGAAATATAGAAATTCTGTAAATCTTCTTTTATAATTGTCCTAGATTGTTCAATATTTGAAATTAAATAATTAACAACATTATAAATTGTTTCATATAGAGCAATTGTATCTTTCTCTAAAATTGAAGTGGCAGTCGGAACGGCAACTACAATTTTTTCATAAATTTCTTCTGGTAATTTAACAATTGAATAATAAAGTTGTTGATTTGAGTATAATATTGAATTTATTTGTTGATTTGCAGTTGCTATAAAACCTGCAATGTATATTGGATCAAGTTCAGTTAGCACAGGCTGACCAGAAACGTAAACCTCATCATAGAAAAATCCAGAATCTGCAGTAATTGAATTTGGAACTGTAAGATTACCGTTTTTCAAAATTGAAGTAACTGCATTTCCGCCAGTTTCATAAAGCTGAATTAGCAAAAGTGATGCAGTATTCCACATTGAAGATGTTAATCTCTGAAACGGTGACGCAAGTAATTCGCTAATTGAAGTATATGTAACGCTCATACTATTTTTATCCCATCATGACCTAAAAAACTATTCACAACTAATTCATAATATTATGAATATAGCATGTCCTCATTGATCTCATCAGAAACCAAGATAACTAATATTTGTCATAACTTGAGAAGAATATTATGAAAATCTTCACATTTGCAGGGTTTACAAAACATCTAAAGGAATTGGATTTTGATTATGTTGTCTTGGATAAAACTTTTAATGATATAACTCCCCAGTTAATCGAAAAATTTAGAGATAAGATAATCTGGAATGAAACAAATAGTGATATAAGAGCCATAAGGATAGCTAAACAATTACTAAAAATTCTAGAAATAGCAAAAGATCAAGATGATGACATATTTGCTATAGTAGATAGTGATCTAATTGTTCCAAATTTGAGAAATATTGACCCTAACGATAAAATTTTAACTTTGTGCTATTGGCTTTATTACGACTGGGCTAATGAAATTAGACCATTTTGTTCAGGAACAAATTACATTTTTAATAAAAAACATATTGTAATTTTAGAAACTGCAATAAATGTTTATTTAGAAAAAGAATATTATAAAGAATTTTCAGTGGATATATTTCTACATGACCATATTTTGCATATAAACGTCTTGAAGTTAGGAACTATCCATTATGTAAAAACTCCAGAGGGAGAGAAAAAAATGGAATTTACATTTGAAAATATAAATCAAGTGTTTAAACATATTCCAGAATTTGTTTTAATATCTTGGTGAGGTCAAATATGGAGTTCTTTAATTCAGAATTGAGACCGAACCAGTCCAAACTTAAAGTTAAAGACATTAAAATGTCATTTTTTAAATTTTGAATTAAGGACGTGGTAAAATGAGTGGTGATATTTTATTGCAAACTCCAATTTATTACGTTTATCCACAACATCATGATGTTTCTTTTAAGTTTGTAGCAAAAGAACATATAAAAATGCTAAAAGAAAAATATACAGTTTACGAAATTCCTGCTTTATCATTTTATCAATTTACTCCTTTCAAATATCCAATTTCAATTATTCATCCATTCTTTTATTCAATGTGGCATTGGGGTAACGTTGAATTTTCATTCTTTGAACAATATAGATCTAAAGTTAGTCAAATAATAGGAGTTGAAGTAGCTGACAGTGATAGAATTTCAGAAAAATTTATAGATTATGCAAATAATTATGCAGATAGACTAATTGGAAATTCTGAATGGACATTAAACGCTTTTAAAAATTCTGGACTAAAAATTCCAATTTTTAAAGTTGTTCATAATTTTAATGAGAGATTATTGGCGAAAAATGATGAATTAAAAGTTGATGAACAAGTTAAATATATTGAAAAAGTAAAGAAAGAGAAAAATATAAAACTAGTAATGATATCGCTTTGGCATTCTGATTACAGAAAAGGAGCTGATTTATTTCACGTAATTGTAAAAGAAATACAAAAAGAAAGAGATGATATTTATTTTCTAGTCAAATCAGGCGGGCCGAGGACAGATTTTCAAGACCTCAAAATGTTTAACCTAACAGGAAATACAGATTTTGATAATATCGTAAAAATGTATAGAATTTCTGACTTGTATTTACTAACTTCAAGAGGCGGAAGTTTTGAATTAAACGGTTTAGAAGCTTTTGTATCAAAAATTCCAGTTGTAGCAACTAAAGGAGGAGCATGGCAAGAGTATTTTCCTTCACAATTGAAAGATTTATTAATTGATAGTTGTGATTATCCAACAGTTTTACCAGGAAATCCAATTCATATAGGAAAAGGAGTGGAAATGTGCATAAATGACGCTATAGATAAAATATTAGAAGTTTTAGATAAATTAGATGAATATAAGGCAAAAATTGAGGAGAACTATAATTTTTGGCTAGAAAATTTTAGTTATGAAACTGTAAAAAAACAATTGTTTAACACATTAGAAAAATCTTAAATTGGTCATAAAACTCAAACTGTAACATGGAATTTAAAAGAAAAAGTTCAGGCATAATAAAAAGTTTTAGCTCATTAGACATTTTTTCTATAAACCTACTTTACATGGGAATTTTAAGCGGTATAAGTTATCCTCTTTTTGTCTCAAGTCTTCTAAAATCTGTAAATTTACTATTTGCAATTTTGATAGGTGCAATTTTTGGAATTCCGTTACTTGCAATGTATTATTTACTGACTAAAAAAATTCCGCTTAATGGAGGAGATTATGCGTACATTAGATCTTCATTTTCTCCAAAATTCTATACAGTTTTTGGAATTTCGCTCTGGTTAATTTATGTATTTTCAGCACCAGTTTTATCAAACCTTGTATTGTTAAATTTCAATATTCCAATATTCGATAAGTTTTTAATTTCAGAACTATTACTTGGGACTGCGTTACTTAGTGTTAGCAAAAAAACAATTTATGCTTATATTGTTGACGCTATCGCAATTTTACAAATAATCGTTTCGCTAATCTTGCCAATTTCAAGTTTCCATTTTCAAATTCAAAATTTTACAATATCCAATACTCTATTATCGGCATTATTATTTGATTTATCTATGTTTTTATTTCTAAATGCAATTAGTTACATAGCAGGAGAAACAAAAAACATAAACAAAAATGCGAAAATCGGATATTTTGTAAGTTATTTAGTAGTTACAATTTTAGCAGTATTGGACAGTTATTCAAATCTAAATATATTATTTCTACTAATGCCGATATGGTTTATGAGTTATATTTTTGTTACTTCTATGATTCAGAGTAGACTAGTTCAAAATTTAGCATTTGATAAAATCTTACCTGAAAAATTTGCAAAAATAACGCCTAATGCTTTACTGTTAATCTTTATCGCTGATACAATTACAAACGTTTTAGAAAATCTTCTAAATTTTACAATTTCATTTGGTCTTGATGGCCTGTTATTTATTTTCTGGAACTTTATAATTGTTAGTTTTGCATTTCTGAAATTGACAAATAAAAAACTATTATTTTCAATAGTAATGATTAGTCTAATTTTACAGATCTTCTTATTCTTTTATTTAGGATTACAAAATAGCGTATTTTATAATTTTGTAATTGAGGGAAACATACTATATACAATATTAAGAATATTGATAATGCCAATTGTTGGAGGAATTATTTACTTATTGAGGAGAAAAGTGATAAATGTTGAATTAAAATGAAATTGATTTTTGGATTAAGTTCAACATTATCATATATTTTAAAAACAAATTTTCCAATTTTAGTTAATCAACTAAGATTTAAAAGAAAAACATGGAAAAATGAAACATGGATTGATAGTGGCGGATATCAAATTATAATGCATAATCTAAAAATTTCTGTAAATGATGTCTTGCAAAAGTATAAAAGTGTTAATGCTTACGCATTTTTTTCGCTTGATATTCCTAGCGTTTTTTCGCCAATTGATAAACGAAACTTTGAATATTTCGAATATCTATATACGAAAATTGAGTATATAGAAAAGATTATACCAGTTTTACATATTTATTCACTTCAAGATATAGATGAAGCAATTGATTTTTATAAACAATACAGTTATTATTTTGCAATTGGTGGTATAATGACTTCTAGCAAAATGAAAGTTTTACAATATACATTTCCATGGGTTTATTATATAAAAAGAAAAGTTCCATATCTCCATATTTTAGGCATGTCATCTCCATATTTTTTACAAATTTTTAATAATATGCAAAGCATGGATACCGCAATTTGTTCAACAATTTCAACATTTAAAGAAATAATTTGGTTTGATAGTTCTAGGAGATATGTTGGAAATATGAAAACAAAAAGGGAAAGATATAAAATTACAAAAGAAGAAAAAGAACAATTATTTGAATTTTTAGACAAACATAACTTTCAATTTAACTATGATTTAAGTAATAGAAATATTCTAGAACTTATAAATGCATATATGTTATTATATAATAATTGGAAAATTAAGAATAAATATACAGAATATGCAGAAAAACTTAGAAAAATGGGACTAGATAGTTTGACAAGTGAGTTAATTAGAAATTATAAAATTGCAAATGAAATATTAAAACAGAAAAGAGAAAAATAGAAGATAAAAAAATATTAACTTAACAATTTGTCTAATTCTTCATCATAAATTACTTCAACTTTTCCGTCTTTGACAATTATTTTGCCACTAAGATTTTCGCCGAAATAATGTAGTAACATTCCAAATCCTGTTGTTCTAGTTCTTCCGCTAATTTTGTATTCAATTTCTGCATTATTGTTACACCAAAGATGTTTCACATAGCCTAATGAGCCTGCAGGAGACATTAGTACGCTAGTTTGCTGACACTCACCAGAATTAATTTTTACACTTACATCTCCTCTAAATCCACTAGGAATTTCGATTAAGTATAATGTCGAATTTGGCTCATATTTTATCACTAAAGTTCCTTTTTCAGTTTGAATCATTTTGGCATTTGATAATTTTAATGCAATTGAACTAACTGACTCAAATTCTATAAAACTTCCATTCCCATCACTTTTAACAAACCTTCCGCTGATATAAATAATTCTGCCTCTTTTTCTGGAACCAATACCAGTAAGATCTAATTGTTTATCTTCAAAATATGGATATTTTCCATCTTTTAAACTAACTGGAACTTTGTAACTCACTTTTATTACCTCAATCTGTTTTATTTTTCCTTGGTCTTGGATGTGTAATTAAATAATATTTATTTCCGCTTAACATAACCGAATTTTCACCATGATCTGGAGATTTAATAACAAATACAGTAGCGTCTTGTGGATGTACTAAAAACGTAGAACCAGGTGTTGAAAATAAATCAGTAGCTAATACAGTATTTGAAAATTGTATTTCATGATTATAAATTGTTAAACTACTTACATGATTGAGACTAAGATTTAATTCACCATTTGGCGGTGGAACTTCATAAATTTCTAGATTTCCTTGATTATATGTCAAATGAAATTCGTATAATTGACCTTTTATGAAATAATCATAAACTTCTATTGAATAATTGCTATAAGAAATTAATAATTCTTTTGAACTAAGATTTAAAAGTTCTAGTTCTTTTAATATAATGTTTTTCATATCTTCTAAACTTCTTGTAATTTTATTTCTTCTATAGACAGATATTATTGGCGATACTGGCGTATAATATATTCCTTTTACTTCATCCAATTGATCATCAATATTTCTAAAACATCCATTAAATGTCATACCGCTTCTTGAAACATATTTAGAACAATTAATAAAATGATTAGATATTAACGAAATTTTGGTAACTTGACCATTTGTATGTTTCAACATAAAAACGATTGGCAAATATTTAATTTGTTTTAAAATTTTAACTTCATATTTTTTAACTTGATCTTCTTGAGACATACGATCTATCACCTGTAAAATATCATATGCTATATGACAAATTTAAAGCATTCGAAAAGTCTCGATTTAGAAAAATATAAAAAAAATTATTTTTCATAATATTCTATTGTAATTCTATCAATTGGAAAATCATATCCTGTTATCATCTCTAAAGTTTTCCTAGGCTCTCTGACTAGTAAGCAAAATAATTCATCAAAATTTTTAACTCCAAAATCTTCATAAATACTACTACTGAAATCTCTAACTTCTCTGTTAATTTCAGTCTCGATTAAACAATATTTTTGTTCATAATCTGTAATAAAATAACTTTCTTCTTCTGATAAAATAATTCTAAAACCATAGTTATATTTTTCAACTATTATATCAACCATTTTTCCTTCACCTCATTTAACAATTAATTGTCCAGTCTCTATTTCCATATTTTTCCTCAAACTCTTGGTATTTTCTTTGTTTTAATAATTTTATAATTTTTTTAACTTCTTCTTCTGTAATTTTTAAACAATTCCTTCCATTATAATGGCTAATTGTAATTGTCGGAGTAACTTTGTCACGGTTTACTGTTTCAACTTGAACATAATATTCGCCATTTTTTTCAACAATATAATAATAATAATCTTCAAACTTAGTTTTTACTTTTTTAGAATAAATTATCTTCCTATCTTCTTGATTTGAACTTTCGGACATTTAACTCATCACCTGTAAATTAACATAACTTTTATGACAAATATAAAAATATCTTAAGCTTTCGATTTATAAAAAAGAAAAAAATAATATTAATCTTTGATAAATTCGATTCTATAATTTTTCTTCAAAAGATAATATACTTTAAAATAGAAAGGATCAGCGTGACTGACAATAGATTCTGGTACCATCTTCAGTAAAGCAATGATATCTTCTGGAACATTATATTCATTAGAATAGTAAATGATTACTTTATTTTCTTTGCCTTCAAATCTATGCCAGAAATACGCTCTTTTGTAATATATGATATAATTATGAAACCCATTATTCCACTCATCATATGCTATATACTTTATATTATCATCATTAACAAAAATTACAGAACTAATATATCGATCATTTACAACATTTCTTAATTTTTCAAATAGATATTCCTTAAGCTCCTTATAATTTGCTTTTTGTATTTCATTCCATAACTGAATAATTTCATATCTCAAAATCTCTAATTGATTAATTATTTGATTTATTTTTTCTAATTGTTGATCAAATCTATTCATTTTCACTTCTCACCAAATCAATTCACGTATTATGACAAATTTAAAAATGTCTTTACTTTTCGATTTGCAAACTTTCTAAAATATTAGTAATTTTATTTAAAGCCTGAGAAAAATTAAGCATGGAGAAAGAAAACAAAAAACAAAAAAATAAAAAATAAAGAATACGAAAGAAAAAAATTAGTATATATTCCAAATCAATAAAGCAATTAACTTCAATATTTCTTCACGCGTACCTTCAATTACTTTTTCATTATCAAAACTCTGACTGACCTTATACAATTGTGCAATCTTCTGCAAAATTTTAATAACGTCTAAATCTTGTGGATTTAAGTACTGATAATAAACTTCATTTTCACCATGTTTTATCTTTATAACTAATTTGTTATACTCTATATGCTTACCTTGCACTTGTTCTAACTGAATTAAAAAATTAACATTAACTTGTTGTTCCAATACCTCTTTCATTTGACTTTGACTTTTTTCTTGACTCATCTTTTTCACCATTATCTATTATCTCTAAACTCATATTTAAATCTTTCTCTACCTTTTCATGTCTTCATTTTTCGACTTATAATTATGTTATTTTTGATGATCATTATATTTTCTTTCATAAATGACTTTCCCATGAATTTTTAATACACCAGTTCTATCAAATTCAGCTAACGCATTCAAATACTCCTTGTAAGCTTTGATAATATAATCTATTCTATTATGCATTCTTTCTAAAATTTTTTTCTGCTCAGCAGTTAATTTATGTACTCTTGTCATTTTTTATCATCTACAAATCATCATATATTATATGACGAATATAAAACATTCTCTATCTCCTTAACTCTTATCGCCACCTCTCTCTATAGAGAACGTGTAAATTCTGTCTCTCCAATTTCTCTCATAACACCAAACATAAATTGTTTCCTAACGGTGAAAAATCCTAAAAAAACCTATTTTAGGTTTGACTATAATTTATTAATTATAAACTACTAACTACATAACTATATAATTATTATATTGAATAACTAGATAGTTTCCATATTCTCTAAATTATTAAATCTCCTTACAATTTTTACCATAAAATACTGATATAAATCCAAACTGTATACAGAATCTTCTATTGAATTGAAAGAAAAAAAGAAACTATATTTTACACTTGAACTACAAAACTATAATTATTATATTATAAACTACTAATTAGTAGTTAGCTAATTATATAATTATATAACTTCATAATTATATAATTATCTAATTTAAATGTTAATAATAATATATATAAAAAAATAATAATAAGAAGAAAGATAATGCCCACTAACAATACTAAATGCTTTCTTCTGGTATATAAACTTTTCTTTCTAAACTTCCAATTTCTCCAACACTAAACGCAAAAAACTAACAACACATAACGATTTGAATAAATATAACAAATTAACAATATGTTTAGTATCTTTCTAACTTTAAATTGAGGTTTTGGTTTGCTAGAATTAAGAAATTAAATAAATTATGAATATGTTTAGTAACTAAAAACTTTAAATTGTGGGTTTGGTTCCCTCCAAATTATAAATTATAATATTATAGTTAGTAGTTATTAATATCCACAAATTAACATTTATTACAAATTTCCAAAGTTTGAATTTGCAAATTTTATATTACAAATTTCACTAAATGACAGATTAATTGTAATTTAGGAATTTAGAAAATTAGTATTTTTTATCATAGTTGAAAAATTATTTGGAAATGTAGAATTATTTGGAATTTAGGAATTTCCAATTTTTTAACTTTTTTGCAGAAAATGATAGATTATTTCAAATTTAGGAAATTAGGAATTTACAATTTTTCTCATTTTTTGCACAATTTACGCAAAATGACAGATTAATTGGAATTTTGGAAGTTTGAATTTTTTGCACCGCTCCAATTATTATTTGGAGGTGTAGAATTAATTGGAATTTCCAATTTATTGCGAAAGTTGGGAAATTTGCGAAAAAAACGAAAAAAACGAAAGAAATTGGAATTTTCAATTTTTTGCATTAGTTGTGAAATTTTCGCAGAAAATGAAAAAAACTACA